GCACCAGTGACTGGAATACCATGTCAAATTTTGCAGATATGACGCTATATTCAACCATTATACCCGGATGGAAGGACAATGCAATGACTGAGCACGATGTCCTTTCTAATATATACAACATTACAAATTGCACATTGACAAACACAAATTAAATACTATAATATACAATATGTCTGACAAGAAGTATTACTATTCCGAGATCTTTTATTCTATCCAAGGTGAAGGACACTATACAGGTGTGCCGACTGCATGGATTAGATTTTTTCTGTGTAACTTACAATGTAATGGGTTTGGACAAAAAGATCCAACCAATCCCGAAACTTATGAATTACCATATGAAGACTTTGATCCTATGTCTGTAAACAGGGTTGAAGATTTACCAGTATGGAAACATGGATGTGATTCTTCATATACATGGGCAAAAAAGTTCAAACACTTAATGGGACAAGAAACACCAGAAGTATTAGCAGACAAAATTGTAGACATTCTCCGCAACGACTCCAATCCTGATGGATTGTTTAGACATCCTGTGTCGGGTCAGACGCAACATCTTTGTTTTACTGGCGGAGAGCCATTGATGTTGATGACACAGGATGCCATTGTTGGTATTATGAAATCCTTGCAAGAACGTGAAAACACTCCAAGTTCAATTACATTTGAAACTAATGGCACACAAAAATTGAAAGATACAACCAAAGAATTTTTGGCAAATATGGAACAAGAAGTATTCTTTTCAGTTAGTCCAAAACTTTGGTCTGTGGCAGGTGAGAAGGCGGCAAAAGCAATCAAACCAGAGACAGTGGCAGAATACAAAGAAACAAGAGACTTAGGACAATTAAAATTTGTGGTTGGTCACAGGGACAGAGAATGGGAAGAACTTGACTCTGTTGTTAAACAGTTTAGAGATGTAGGTGTTGATTGGCCTGTGTGGATCATGCCAGTTGGAGCAAGAGAAGAAGAGCAAAGTATGACTGCAGGTGAAGTGGCTAAAAAGGCATTCCAACGTGGCTACAATGTAGCGGCAAGAGTTCATGTATATCTTTTTGGAAATGCAATTGGTACTTGACAAACAGGAAAAAGAGTTTATAATAGTATTATGTTTGAAAAAATGAATGAATGGTTTACAAAGAAAAAAGTGGCAAAAAAATATACTGCCAAACCTAAAAAGCCAACCAATGAAAAAGAAATAGCAGATGCAAACAAAGAACCTTATATAAGAGTTTTAGAAACAAAACTTAATCCAGACAATCCACGTAATGGTTTTTTTGAACTGGATTGGAATCAATATTTTGTAGAGCACCTTAGAACAAATGGATTCAGAGGCACAACTGACGAAGAAGTAGTGGATCAATGGTTCCAAGAATTGTGTAGAAATATTGCTACAGAAGAACAAGTAGGTGACCAGTTGGGTGGATCTGGTTATGTTAATCGTGTATTAAGAGACGATGGCAAAACAGAAATTGGATAGTCCAAAAAATTATATAATTGTAGATACTGCAAACACATTCTTTCGTGCTAGGCACGTGGTTGCCAATGGTGACCTTGATACCAAAATTGGCCTAGCACTTCACATTACATTAAACAGTATCAAAAAAGCATGGAATGACTTCGACGGTGATCATGTGATATTTTGTTTAGAAGGCCGTTCATGGCGTAAAGATTATTATCCCAGATACAAAGCAAATAGAAAAGTGACACGTGAAAAATTTACACCTGCTGAACAAGAAGCAGACAAAGAGTTCTGGGAAGCCTTTGATACATTCACAACATTTATCGCAAACAAAACAAATTGCACAGTATTACAAAATGAAAGACTTGAAGCAGATGATTTAATTGCAGGCTGGGTACAATCACATCCAGATGACAAGCACGTCATTATTTCTTCCGATTCAGATTTTGCACAATTGATATCACCGACTGTTTCGCAATACAACGGTATTACTGAAGTTACAACAACCATCAATGGATACTTGGATAAAAAAGGTGAAACAGTAATTGACAAAAAGAGCAAAGAACCTAAAGCACCACCTGACCCAGAATGGTTATTGTTTGAAAAATGTATGCGAGGCGATTCATCAGACAATGTTTTTTCAGCATTTCCAAAAGTAAGAAAGAACAAATTAATTGAAGCATTTGAAGATCGCAACAACAAAGGATTTATTTGGAATAATATAATGCTGAGTAAGTGGGTTGATCACGAAGGTAATGAGCACAGGGTCAAAGAAGATTATGAACGTAATCAACAATTAATTGACCTTACACAACAACCAGACGGTGTAAAAGAACACATTTTCGAAACTATAAAACAATCAACTGATAATCCTAAAAAGATTGCTCAAGTGGGTGTTTTTCTGTTAAAATTATGTCATAGATATGATTTGCAAAGAGTTAAGGATAATGCTCAACTATATGCAGAGCCTTTAAATGCAAGGTATGGAATATGAAAGCAAAAGAACTAGTAAAAGATAAGTTTTGGATTGTTGAAGAACAAGGTAAGAAAGTGGGTACACTTAGCAAAAAAGACGACAATACATATCTACTGGTAGATAAAAATACTGGAAAAGAAGTTGCATTGTCTAATCGTGATATCACTGAGCAATATGGCGAAGACTTTTTTGAAACAATATTGATCACAACAGTCAAAGCAAAATCAAAAAAAGATTATACTGTATATGATTATCCATGCAGTAGTAAACCATATAATCCTGTTTATGACTGCAAAAATAGACTGCCTATATATAGTAAAACACCTAAGTCAACTAGTATGTATGCGGCCGGATATTACATAATTAAGTTTGAGAAAGGTTGGGTAAAGTCGTTCTGCCCCAAAGTAATTACTTTGCAAAGATACACATATCAAGGCCCTTTCACAACTGAACTTGAAATGAGAAAGCAACTATCAAATGCCAGTAGGAACTAAAGAAGCATTAAACACAGTAGAAATTCAAAATTTTCTAAACCGTGTAAAAGCGGCTGAGGATATGAAAGAAGGAAGAATTGTATTATCTATGCCTGAAGCAAAAAGATTATCTACAAATTTATCTCTTATACTTGCTAGACTGGTTGTTTCTCAACAAGAAACAATTGATGCTCTTACAAAAGTTAGAGAATCAACAACTGTAGAAGTTGAAATGGACGGCGGAGAATTTTTTGATAATGGAGGTGAATAAATGAACGTATCGGAAATTAAAGAAGTAAAAATGTACACAAAGAAGGTATGTCCTTATTGTGTAAAAGCAAAAGCATTATTAAAGTCAAAAGGACTTGAATGGGAAGAAGTAAACATGGAAGACCCTGCTATTAGAGAATCTTTTATGGTTGATTACCCTACCGTCCGCACAGTACCCCAAATTTTCATTAATGGTGAAAGAATTGGCGGATTTGACGATTTAGTTAAATTAGATATACAATAATCTGCGATAAATACTCTTAGTTAGGAAAAACTATGAGTAGACCAAAGCCAATCGTGATTCTTCAGCACTCTGACAAGGCCACCTATAAGGTCGATGAGGTATTATCTGCAGAAGCAGTATGGGCCGTGTTTTATGATGGCAAACCAATCAATTTGAAAAACTCATCTTTGGTTACAAATTACCCTGGACCTAAATATAAGAAAGTGTCTTTTTCAAATCCAGGTCATGCAAGAAACTTAGCCAAAAAACTCAATAAGATGTTTAACGAAAACAAATTTGAGGTCTACAAACTTACCAGCGGCAAACTTGAAAAATAAATATTAGCATGAGTGCTTTCAGTGTACGGAACAAATGGGAACCACTTGAGGTTGTCATGCTAGGAAACAACTATGATGCCGACTTTTTTCGAGATATCAAAAACAATAATATAAGATCTGCACTGAGTAAGATTGCAGATGAAACACTTGAGGATCTAGAAAATTTTGAAAGGGTTCTAAAAAATTACGGAGCCTCTGTAATCAGACCAATAATGGACCGT